TAGCTCGAGTAGACAATCTTATACCAGACCAGATTTTTCAGGTTCGTAATAAAAACGATGGAATATCTCGCGTCGCAGGAATAAGAGATTATTTAGCTGAAATGGTGTATTGGACTTTTCCTAATAGTGCGCAAGCAGATCAGCAGTTATTCCCAAACAGAATTCTTGTTTATAACTATAAGAATGGTGCATGGGCATTTAATGATGATTGTATTACTGCTTTTGGGTATTTTGAACAACAAACAGGTTTGACATGGACACTTGCTAACTTTTCGTGGGCATCAACAAACTTTACCTGGCAAAGCGGTACGATTCAGGCAAACTTTAGACAAGTAATAGCGGGTAATCAGCAAGGATTTACATTCTTTATTACACCAGATGTAAGTTCTAATGCAAGCGTCATGCAAATCACTGACATTACAGGCCTTGCAGGAATAGTAACACTTGTTATTGAAAATCACACGCTTTCAACTAACGAATTTATACGAATAAGTAACGCCAATGGTGTTGATATAGATGGTATTTTTCAGATAGTACGTGTTGATGCAAATATTGTCACTACAATGTTTACTATGACTGGTGTCTACCTTGGTGGAGGAACCGCAGCACGTGTTTCTCGTATTGATATAAAAACTAAACAGTGGAATTTTTACCAGAACCAAGGGAAGAATGTTTACATTCAAAAGATAGATTTCAATGTAACCAAGACTACTTCTGGCCAAGTCACTGTAGATTATTACCCCTCTTCAACATCCCAATCAATGATAGAAGAAGCGGCAGATACTGGTGCTAATATGGGCAACAGCGTTCTTGAAACATCTCCGTATGATCTCATACCCCTTGAGAAGGACCAAGATCAATTATGGCATCCCGTGTTCTTTCAGACGGATGGTGAAACAGTTCAGTTGCGTATCTTTCTTAGTGATGATCAAATGAGAGATATAACGATATCTGAATCTAACTTTGAGATAAATGCTCTGCTTGTTTATGCACAGCAAATAGCGAGGTTGCAATAATGGCAACAAGAAACTATGTCGGTGCGTACACGCCAACCAGTAACGTATGGGATGTCTCTGAGATATATTCCACAGAGGTTACCTCTCCGGCCTTTAAGGAGCTCCTCGTTCGCCTGTATCAAAACCTTAATCTTCTTTCTCTTGTTGTTAATGTTAAGGACTCAGCGATATACATCGATAGTGAATTTGTAACCAGTGGGCAGTATTTTGCCAGTCCAGCACTCAGCTCAGCAACGCAACAGAACCCAGCGCTTCGGGGAGTTTTTCGTAAGGTTGTTAACTTTGGTGCATTACCCAATACGGGAACTAAGTCAGTAGCGCATGATATAGCACCAACTGCTTCATTCTCGTTTACCCGTATTTATGGTTGTTCAACAAATCCATCAACGAGTTATATACCATTACCGTATGCTTCTCCAGTTCTGGCTAATAACATAGAGCTTAATGCTGATGCAACGAATGTTAATGTTACAACGGGATCTAATAGAACGGCTTATACGATAACGTATATAGTTCTAGAATATATTAAGATATAAAAAGACCGACAGATGAATACCTGTCGGCCAAAAAGTAGAAAGGAGGCTTTTCAAAATTTTTATAAAAACAGTATGGCTTTTATTCTGTTCAATTGTCAACCTAAGCTATACTGATTACGAACATAGCGGCTTTACAATGAAAGGATGAGCCATGCCATTACCACTTGCAGCATTAGGAATTCTAGGCGGAGGAGCTGCTTTGGGCGGACTGTCCTCTATCTTTAAAAAATCACCACGACAACAAAATGTATCTAAGCTTTCCCCGCAACAATTGGGTTGGCAGTCTCAAGCAGGCAATCTAGCTATGCAAGGACTACAAAATCCTTATGAAGGATTCGAACCAATCGAGCAAAGAGCCCGTACACAGTTTCAAACTTCCACCGTACCTTCTCTTGCTGAGCGGTTCACATCCATGGGGTCTGGAGGCCAACGATCATCAGCATTTCAGGGAGCTCTCGGGCAGGCTGGTGCTGGCCTAGAAGGTAACCTAGCCGCTTTACGTTCCCAATATGGCCTCCAGAGCCGTGGGCTTTCTCAAAATCTTTTAGCGCAAGCAATACAGCCTAATTTTGATACGCTTTATCAGCAACATCAACCAGGTTTTCTTGAGTCTACGCTTGGGGGACTCGCTGGACACTTAGGACAATATGGTGCTATGCAAGGACTTGGGTTATTTGGTGGACAAAATCAGGCATCAGGAAGCTTTGGTGGCCTTGGGGGACAGGCTAATCAAGCCATATTACAACAAATTCTCCAACTTCTTCAAAGACAGGGAGCATACTAATGGCTATCTATTTTCCCAATCAAGTCCCTTCAACAGGACAAAAAGCTGGTGAAGCCTTTTCTGGAGGAATTGGTAATGCATTGAATATGCTTGCTCAGCAAAAATTATCCCATGTTCAACAAAGACACAAAGCAACACAAATAGGGCACGCATTAGAATCTTTGGGGATTCCTGCACATGTAGCCATGCTGCCAGAGCCAGTTCAACAAGCATTTATCAAACAACATTTGGCTGCCCCGCAACAACAAGCATTCGCAGAAGCCCTAAGTGGTCTTTTGGGTGGTGGAGAACAGCAACAAGCAGCTCCTGTTCAGCAAGGTCAACAAATTGCTCCACAATTGCAACAAGCCATGGCACCACGAGGCCAGCAGCCCCAACAGCAGATGCAACAACCAGGAATGCAACAAGCAAGAACTCCTGGAATTTCTATTCCTAAGGGTATTAATCAACAACAAGCTATGCAATTAGCACAACTTGGGCTTAAAAAACAGTCACTTGAACATCAAAAACAACAGTTTATGACCAAGCAAGAGCTTGAGCAGCAAAAGCGTCAAGATCGAAAACAGATGCATTGGGATAAAGAAACTGCGCCGGCTTATAAAGAAATAGAAGATCTTGCAAAAGCCGCAAGTGATAGTGACATAAGACTTGGACGTATGGAAGAGCTTAACGAAGGCGGTGGCCTTAATAGTACAGCATTCGAGACTGTTTTAAGAGGACTTGAGGGGATTCTTCCATTCGGCATGAAATTAGATTTAACAGCTTTGCGATCTGCTGACTCACAAGAATTTAATAAGCTGAGTACCGACTTTTTGAAAGATGCTAAGAAGTTCTTTGGGTCTCGTGTTACAGATTCTGAAATAAAATTATTCTTAAAGACAGTGCCACAATTATCAAATAGTCCTGAAGGTCGTAATAGAGTGATTCAGAATCTTAGACTCTTCAACGAAGCTGCTAAAGTTCGTGCTACAGTAGCAGATAATATTGTTGAAGAAAACGGTGGAGATCGTCCCTATAACTTTAAATCTCTTGTTGAAAAAAGAGCAAAAAAACAATTAGACGATATAGCCCAAACCTTTAGACTTGGGGTTCGCAAGCCTAAAAAAGCTATGGAAATTCCTGAAGGATTTGAAGACTTTGCCCAAGCACAATCTACCTTAGGAAGCTTGTAAGATAAAAGATCAGAGCGATCATTAATATTATTGGAAAAATGTACATTGGTAGGTGTAGGATGCTTAAAAAAAGCCCTATGCCTACCAATGATAGAAATACACCAGTAATCCAAACAAGTGGAAACAATAAAACAAATAATAATGCCTGAATAAATAATTTCATAATAATCCCCCCGGATTTAAACTATTTTTCTTCTGTAACGTCACTGTGCGGTGGTGTGACACGCTCAAATTCTTTTTCTCTTCTTAACGCATCCCCAAAAACTGCTATTATCCACGCTCTCAATGTCATATGCCTTTTTAGGGCCGCCATTCTTACTTCATATCTAAGCTCTTCTGGCAGATCCAGTGTCAACTGTTGTCTTTTTGCACGCATTTCAATCTCCCTTGTTTTATAACTTTATAACTTACTGTACCATATCGATTTCCCATTGTCTATCTTTTATTCTCGCGCTATACAGGTTTAGTTATAAAATTTTTCTTATTAAGGAGAAACTCATGTCAGTAAGATCGCAAAACAACGTTGCATATGGGCTAACAGATGCTCTACTCAACGTTCCACTAATGCCAATTGTAGCTAATAGGGCTCCTACATCTAATGATATGGCACCTATTGGAACTATCTGGGTCTTCAAATCTCAGAATCTAGCTTATGTCATTACAAGCATTGTTAATAACGAAGCGAATTGGGTTGGTATCTCTCAATCGGCGGGTGATTTTGTACGTTATACATTACAAACTGTAGATAATACACCTACGGCTATTGCTACATTTGCTATGCCTGCATCATCAGCAATAGGGATTATAAGTAATATGTTAGCAACACAATCTGATTTTAGTGGAGCAGCATCAATAGATACAGATTCAGCCTATAGACATCAAGGCGCAGGTCCTGTTGAAGTTAATGCAGTATATGATATTACCCAAGATTTTGCTGGTGGAAATGTAGACGTTAATACAGTAGTTGTTGGAAACACTATTGAATTACAAGTTACTGGTATTGCTGCTACGGTAATCAATTGGACTGCAGACGTTACAACAATCATACATACATAATATAAAAGGATATTATTATGGCAATCACTCAAGGATTTAGACGTGATAATTCAGTCCTGTATTTTTATCAAGAAAATACTACTACAGCTAGTGTTTCAGCTTCTCTAGGTATGGACGAAGCATCATCTACATGGTTATTTAATGTATCTTCTACGGCTGGTGCAA